GCTTTAGGTAACTACGCTAGCGGAACAACATATCTTCCAGGCGACATCGTTTCATACGGTGGAAACGTCTATATCAGCATTCTTACTGGCACAGGTAACTTGCCAACAAACGCTACTTACTGGAGCCTTCTTAACTCTGGTATCAAATACATCGGTGAGTACAGTGCTATCACCGCATACAAAATTAATGAAATTGTTACCTATGGCGCAAAACTTTATGTTGCTAAAGGCGCAACAACAGGAAATCTTCCTACAGATGGAACTTATTGGGACCAACTAGTAGATGGTATTAGCGCAGAAGGTGTTTACAACAACGCAACAGCATACGTCCCTGGCGACGTAGTTGCTTATGGAGCAAACCTATATATTTGTACTGATGAGTCGACAGGAAACATTCCAACAGATACTGACTACTGGGATTTGTTTATTGACTCTATCCAAAGCGTAGGAACTTACGCTAGCGGAACTACATACTACATTGGCGACATTGTTAAGTATGGAGCAAATCTTTATATTTGTAAACTTCAGTCTACAGGAAACCTACCAACAAATGGAACATACTTTGATCCATTCATTGAATCTGTAGTAAATGCTGGAAGTTGGAGTGATGCCACAACTTACTATGCTGGCGATATTGTTGAATATGGCCCAAACCGTTATGTTGCTCTTCGTGAGACCATAAACGATGCTCCAGATGTAAGTGCATCAGACTGGGCTGTCTTTACTGAAGGTGTAACTCTTCGCGGCAACTGGGCTTCCTCTACTACTTACTACATTAATGACATTGTAGTTCGCGGTGGTTCTACATATATTTGTCTAGAAAGACACGCTTCTGGTGGAACTTTCGCTACTGATTTGGCAGCAAACAAGTGGGTCAAGTTCAATGGTGGAATTCGTTGGCGTGGAGAGTGGCAACCAGCCACCGCATACTTACGCGATGACCTCGTCTACAACGGCGTAAGCACATACATTGCTACTGCTGATTTTACTTCAGATGCTGATGACTTTGATAACGACACCAATTGGGACTTGCTCTCACTTGGTGCTGACACACTTCCTACCCAATTAAACAACGAAGGTAGGTTCCTTTCTACAAACGGAACTACCGCTGTATGGGCTGACAGTGGAACTTTAGAATCCTTAACTATTAATGATGGTCTTGAAGTTAAAGGAGATATTCTTTCTCGTGGAGATGTTTCTATCTCATCTAGAGCAGTTAACGTTTCAACTAGAATTAAAACAAACAACGTAGCAACACTAACAACAGATGAAGCACACTTCTTTGATGCTAGCGACATTGTTGTTGTAAGTGGTATGGGCTCTGATTTTGATGGAACTTTTGCTATTTCCAACGTACCAACAGACACTACCTTTACTTACACAAAGGTAGGAGCAAACGTAGGCTCTGGTGCTGCCACTGCTGGAACAACAGCAACTGTAGTTGGCCGATTACTTACTACAGGAAGTGCTTCTATTGGAGCAGACCTAACAGTTGCAGATGATTTATATGTAGGACCTGGTGCTCAAAACTTTGAAAACTCTGCTGGTCTAACAGATACAATTTCTGTAGGTGCTGGAAACGTAAATGCTTTTCTACAATTTACAATTCACAATGCGAGTGATGGAACAGAGGCTTCGTCAGACTTTATTGCCTATGCTGACAACGGAGATAATGACTCTGGTTGGGTTGATATGGGTATTACATCAAGCACATTTGATGCTGCTATTTATGGTGTTACAGGGAAGAATGATGGATACATCTTCATGTCTGCTCCTGCCCCAACTGCATTTGATATTAACAACAAGGCTCTTACAGATAACGTAGCAACCTTAACAACTAGCGGAACTCATAGTTTTGAAGTTGGAGATGTTGTAAGAATTGCAGATGTGGACGCCACATTCAACGGTGACTATACAATTACTGGAGTAACTAGCAATACATTTACCTACAGTAAGACTGCTTCAAACGTAGCAAGCGCTGCGGTAAGCCCTGTTGGAACAGCAACTCGCTACACAGGTACAGGTAACTTGGTATTGGCAACGGATGCAAACGGCTCTGATAACAAGATTGTTTTTGCAGCAGGTGGCTTGGAATCTGGCAATGAGCAGATGACTATTGTTCCTGATGAGAATGTTCATATTGAAATTGCCACAGCCTCAACAAATGCCACAACTGGCGCTTTGACTGTTGTTGGTGGTATTGGCAGCAACGGTGATATCTCAATCAATGGAACATTCCGCTCTGAAGACCCAATCTTTATTGGAACTGGCGCTGAAGCATTCGAGTCAAGCGGAACGCTGACAGCAGCAATGATGGTTGTCAACAATTCTGACAACACCGCATCAAGTTCATTCTCTCAGATTGCCTTCCGCAACGCTGATGCAACATCTTCAACCGACATGATTGTCTATATGGACAATGGTAATGATTCAAATGGTTGGATGGGTATGGGTATCGCAGGCTCAGCCTTTGATGACACCACATACGGAATCACAAACCCTGGCGATGGATACATCTTCCACGAAACAGTAAGCAATGCTTATACAGGAAATATGGTTTTTGCTACTGGTGCTGCTGGTTCCGAGAACAAAATTATTTTTGCCGCAGGTGGTTTTGATTCTGGTCTAACCCAGATGGAAATTACACCTGGTGTCAACGTACACATTGAAATCCCAACACCTTCTACCTCTCCTACAACTGGAGCGTTCACTGTGGTTGGTGGCGTTGGTGTTCAAGGAGACTTGAATATTCAAGGTAACGTAGATATTGAAGGTACTATCGTATTCGGTGGTGCTGGAACAACTGTGGAGACATCAAACCTCTCAGTATCTGATCCATTTATCTTCGTAGGTTCTGGAAACCCAGCAGATATTCTTGACCTTGGCTTCTTGGCTGAGCGCTCAATCACAGTATCTGCAATCACAGCAAATATTACAAATAAGTCTCTTACCAACAACGTAGCAACTTTGACAACTGATGCCTCACACACATATCGTGTTGGTGATACAGTAGTTGTTGCTGGTGTTGATGCTACATTTGATGGAACATTCGCAATTACTGCGGTAACTTCAAACACCTTCTCATACGCTAAGACAGCAGCAAACGTTGCTTCTCAGGCTGATACTGGTGGCGCAGATGTACAAAAGCGTCGTGTCTATGACGGTATTGTTCGTGATACTACAGATAACGTAGTCAAGTTCTTCCAGAACCTTGTAGTCAAGCCAACTTCAACAGTTGACTTTGCCGAGGCTGGAGTTACTTACGCAGACATCAAGGTAGATGATATTGATGCTGACGCAATTACTGCAACTGGCAACCTAACAATTGCTACAGATAAGTTAGTTGTAAACGCCTCAAGCGGCGCTGTAACTATGGCTAACACATTGGCTGTAACTCAAGCAACAACTCTTACTGGTGGCTTTGTTTCTAACGCGGCTTCAAACGTAAATGCTTCTCTAGATGTATCTGGAACAGCGACATTTGCTGGAGACGTTGTTATTACTGGTGTTCTTGATGTACAAGAGATTCGTGAAACAGTTATTGACCGAAACGTAGGAACAGTTACAGCAAACGTATTTACTGCTGACTACAGCATAGGAAATATTTTTTACATTTCAACAGCCCCTACTGCTAACTTCACTGTAAACCTGACAAACGCTCCAACAGATAATGGAAGAACAATATCAATCACCTTGGTAACTACACAAGGGTCAACTGGATATATACCAAATGCGTTCCAAGTTGCTGGTACTCAAACAACTGGTGGAACAAACGGCATCAAGTGGGTTGGAGCCGCTGCTCCTACACCAACAAGCGGTGCTGGAAAAATTGACTTGTTCAACTTCACATTAATTAGAAGAGGTTCCGCTTGGGAAACGTTAGGATCTTCTGTACTAAACTTTGGATAACCTACCTAGGAGTTAAAACAAAAAATGCCATTCTTCAGTATCAGACCTCAGTCAACGTTTAGTGTTCGTTCTAGACGTCTTATTGCGCTGACCTTTTTAACTCGTCAGATAATCACTACTGGATATGTTGCTGCTGGATATAAAGACGGCGTTACATGGAGAAATGTAAATAAAAATAACCACGCTACAGATGTTGCTACTAACCTAGGAGACCTACTTCAAGAGGCTGTTAACTACACTTCAGGTGCTCATAACAGAAACAATGCCTTTATATGGGGAACTAATGGTACAGGAACTCAAGGTGTAGGTACATTTACAAGCACCTCTTGTTTTAATATGCGCAATGACACAACTCTTACAAAAACTGCTCAGATGAATACTGCTCAAACAGTAGGAGACTCTGCAACAATTCAGACTTATGACGCTAATGGAACTGGAACTTTTTCATATCAAACTGGTAATCAAGGTGCTGGTGTTTATCAAAAATTTAACTTAACTACTGAGCAACATCAGTCAACTTTAGGTACTGCTTTCAATCAGACTGGTACTGGTGCGGGTGCTCACTTTGAAGAATTGTTCGGATATTTTTGGGCAGATAATTCATCAGAGGCAAATGGCAAAAGAAAATTTGTTTTTGCGACTGAAACAGAGTCTACACCAGCAGCCAACATCGGCTGGTATGGGCAACAAAAAGGTCTGATGAGTAAGGTAGGTAAGGGCTATGCTGGAAATGAAGGCGGTTATGGAGCGGGAAACAATTTTAGAATTACTAGTTATGCTACTGAAACAGTAACTGGAACCGTTCCTAAGCCTCTTGCAAATCATGGAGAAGAAAACTTCATTTGTGGACAAGATAGAGGGTATGCTCTAGGTGTATACGAAGACCCTGGACCAGGACAAACTAACTCTTCATACAAAGTTCAATATGCTACTAACGTTGGCACTAATTTAGGTGCTTCGGGTCAGCCATCAGGAACAGCCTCTGGTACAGGAGCAAGCGGTACTTGCTGCCCGTCTGGGCTAATTGGTGGACGCTCTTCTGGACACGGCTACTGGAGAGACTAGCATTTTGTAATATTAGTAGTAGACTCTAGACACAAAATGACAAAAGAAAGTAGTAAAAATGACTAATAATGAAATTACGCCGCTTCCGATGCCGCTAACTGATGTTTCTAGTTTAACAGAAACACAGAGAGACCTTCTTCATTTAGCACTACAAACTGACCATGGAACTCCTATGTTCAAAATCCGTCATTTTGTTGGTGATGCTCAGATCACAAGATATGCAAAATATAAACAACTAATGCTTGAACTTCGGGCAAGAGAAGAAGTAATTGAACAGACTTTAGTCCAACTTGAGAAAAATAAAGCACACGTTGAAGAGGTAAAAGAGCGTTTGCTTACCACCGAAAGTGAAGCAACTAAAAAATCTCTTATGTGGGATTTAACTAGTCATATAAATGATATTGCTAAAACAGAGAGACGCTTAAAAATGGCTTATACAGAACGAGGCCATTTTCTTACAGCGCTTGAAGAGATGTATCACACTGGGGAAGCATATCTAGAGGATGGAACAGACCTAAAACTTTCTTTAAGTGACCCAGAGTTGGCAGAAAGACTAGAAGCAGAGCATTGGGTCTATCGACTAGGAAAACAAGCAGCGCTAGATTTAATTGCTTATGGTCATATTGGAACTGGAAATTTAGAAGCAATCACAATGCTTAATGAACAGGCAGCAGCAAAGACTTTGGAAATTGCTATGACCTACTCTCATAGTATGAAAAAAGCGTTGGGAACTATGGAGCAAACAATTATTGAAGCAATAGAGTCTGGCAATATTGGCACTACTTCAATTAAAATTGAAAACCAAAAACTTTCAAAAAACTTAGAGATTGAATCAAATGAATGAATTTTATAAATATTACATTGCTCTTCATTCTGAAGACAAAGACGCTTTAGGAAACATTCCACCTATAGGTTGGTGGAATACCAATTATTACATTTATGAAGTAGAAGACCATGTAATATCTAGACTTAACTTACTAAAAGTAAGAGTAGTAAGTATGTCACAGAAAGTTGCTTATGGTTGGAATTTTTGCACTGCTCAGAGAGACCACATAAAAGTCCGTGAAAGTAATCTGTTAGTAATAGAACAAATTGGTGGAAAAGAAAAATTAGAGTTATATAAACCTGAATACTATAAATATTATTTAACAGAAGATGATATAGCAAATGGAGTTGCTTTTGGAAAAATAATGCTAAAAGAGCATTTGTACAGAAACTATAAAAATATTTGGTCATATACCAAAGAAAACTATTCAGACATATATTCCGAATATTTCACCTATGTATATGGGACAGATGATAAAGAGTTGATTTCCCAAACGGAAACCAAGTTCCCAAAACAAACTGAAGATTACAAAAAATACTATAAAAATCTAAGTGTTCTAGTTGAGGATATGGCTATTTTAGAAAACACTATTGATAGCATAAGGTCAATCGAAGATGTTCACAAAGCACTATATGAAATAGCAGTTCGTATAGACTCTTTTCCAGAAACAATTTTAGAGAATAGGAAAATAAAAAATGTTTAGTGTGCCTCTCAATCCTAAACTAAACACGGAAGAAAATACAGATTTTTATATTTTTCTACAAGAATACGAACCGTACATATATGATTTTTATTTTACTTGTAGGATACCCCCATTTACCCAAGACGCTATGGGAGATGTATTTAGTGGTGGAGCAGATGACCACAACTATCTTATAAATTTTGCTCTTCATATACAAAAAAGTTTAGGAATTACCGCTTCTGCTGTATTTAATAATACAGAGGTAAGACCCTCTCAACAAAATTTAGATTTATTTATTGAGTATTTTAGGCCAGTGTATGAGGCTGGAATTAGATCAGCAACAATACCTCACACCCACTGGGTAGCCACTGGACAAATTCAAAAAGCATTTCCAGATTTATTTATCAAGAATACAATTCTTCGTAACGTGAGCGAGCCTAGGGACATTGAAAAACTTGCTAAAGCAGGGTTTCACTACATAAACCTAGACCGAGACCTAATGCGTGACCACGAAAAACTTTTGCGTTTTAAGAAGGCTAAAGAGATGTTTGGAGTAAAACTATCGCTTTTAGCCAATGAAGGATGTCTTGGCGGATGCATAATGATGGATGAGCATTATCAATTTAATAACACTAGAGTTGATGGCCCTCAATACTTTGCTGATCCCATAAGCAGAGTTTCTTGTATGAAGTGGGACCACGAAGACCAAGCCGTTGCTCTAAAAACAGCAAACTTTCCGCCTTGGCGTGCTGACTGGCAACAGTTTATAGATGAACTTGGCATTGATGTCATAAAGATGCACGGAAGAGAGTCAAAAGTAAGGCTTCGTGAAACTATGAGCATAATTAAAAAATATGCTGATGGTGAAGAGATTCTTTTTGACCACTTTAGCGACTTTATTGAAGAGACAAATCTTGTTGATAGACCTATAAACATATGGCGAAACAAGATTAAAACTTGTAAATTTGACTGCTGGGATTGTGGCTACTGTGACAAAATTGTCAAAGCAAAGTATGGGGATAAAATAAATCCTAGAGTTAAAGTAGTTACTCAAGGTTTAGTTGATTCTGTAGACACAGACTTAGATATTCATATAGAGGGTCTTACAAGTCCTAGAGTTCAATCCTTACTTAACTACATAGGAAAAAACTCTAAAACCTACCTTGAGGTCGGAACCTATCTTGGGGCCACAGCCGCTGGTGCTTTGTCTGGGAACAACTTAAAGGCATATCTTGTAGATGATTGGAAAAACAACATCCAACCAGCAGAAGCAGATGTAACGCTTCCAGAAAATAACAAGGATGATTTTTTAATTAACATAGAGCCTTACAAAAAGAATAATGATGTTGTAGTTTTAGATTCTGACATTTTTGAAGTTGACATTTCAGATATAAAAAACGTAGATTTCTTTTTTTATGATGGGCCGCACGACCATGCTTCAGTGTCTAAAGCAGTCCAATACTATGCTTCTTGTTTTTCGCCAGGGGCTATATTAGTATTTGATGATGCTAACTGGAATGACACATACACGGGGGCAGATGAAGGCATAAAAAAGGCTGGATTAGAAACCGTATACAGAAAAAAGATTATAAATAAGATAGAATCAGAAAAAGAATGGTGGAACGGTTTATATATAATCGTTCTTAACTAGGGGAGAAAAAATGCAATTTCCAACAACAGTTTTTACAGATGGACAAATATACTTACTACTGTTAGCAGTAGTAATGGCTTTATCTTTTACAGCAAAAAAGACTCAGGTTTTTGTTCCATTTTATGCTTGGATAGCATCTAAGGTTAAGTCTAAAAGGGCAGTCGTTGCTCTTATATCTTTAATTTCTGGTGTTCTTCCAATTAATGGAAGAGCGTCAATTTCCGCTGGGGCACTAGACACCGTTGCTCCTAAAAAGCCAGAAAAAAGAAAAATGTACGGAGTTATTGATTATCTATCCACCCATCATTACTACTTTTGGTCTCCTTTAGAAGCAACTGTTATTGTTCCAATGGCAGTTCTTGGTATTTCTTATTTACAATTTATGGGAAGAATCTGGCCTTTACTTTTGACTGCTGCTGTTGTTATTTTGTATTACATTTTTCGTGTTCTAAAAGAGGATGAAATTGAAATAAATGTATCTAAGAAAAAACAAATAACAACTTGGAAAGAAGACCGTAAGCAGATATCATCATACGCAAATACTCTTGTTTTTGTCGCCATTGTTATTGTTTTAGGAAATATAGTAAAGGCTAATTTTGAAGCAATAAACGCTTGGGTGGCTTCAGCACACGATGATGGTCTTTTGTTAGTTGTTGTTTTTGTAGGTTTCTTGGCAAGTTTTGCGTTAGGTAGTAGTGGAAAATTTGCTGGATTTACTTCACTATCGGCAAGCGTATATGGTATTGAATACTTACCTTTGTTTTTTGCCGTTGATTATGCTGGCTATATGTTGGCCCCAACGCACAAGTGTTTAGTTATAACTAAGAGTTATTTTGGCACATCGCTAAAAGAACACTATAAAGCAATATTTGCTCTTGTTCTTCCAATTGTTGCCGTAGGGGTCTTAACTTATCTAACAATTGATTCCTAATGAAAAACAATAAGAAAAAAATTGTTTTTATGCCTACCTCTGATAAAGTAGGTTTAAGACTTCCTCCTCCTCGTCCAGCACGCTCCTTTATCCCTGACTGGTATAGAAAAGCCGACAGGTTTATAGGAGGAAAAATGGAAATCCAAGAGACTGGGGGATTAAACAGAGACCTCAAACTTTGCGTACCATTTTTAGATGCTCTTATGGGCGGATACTGTATTGAACTTTCAACATCAATAATTGTGAAAAGAGATAGCAATGGAGTAAACTTTTTTTGGCATGAAGAGCCTATGCCAATGCAAATTAGACCAAAAGACATGGCAGTAACTCTCCCTAGACCTTCGGGACATGACGATTCTTTATATGCTTGGAAGACTTCCTGGGCAGTTATAACTCCCCCAGGTTATAGCGCAATCTACACTCATCCTATGAATAGATTTGATTTACCATTTATAACAACTTCAGGAATTATGGACACTGATCAATATTCTAGTGGTGGAGAAATTCCTTTTTTCTTAAAAAAAGACTTTGAAGGCATAATTGAAGCAGGAACACCTATAGTTCAAGTTTTTCCATTCAAAAGAGATGCTTGGGAGCACGAGGTTGTTGAATCTGACAATAGTTTGGAGAAAAAAAGATATTTAGTTCAAAGAGTTCTTTTTGATGGATACAAAAAACTTTTCTGGCAAAGAAAAGAGTATCTGTGAAAGAGGACAACTTGTGGGCTAACTTTGTAAAAAGGTTTGAAGTAAACCCTTTGACTTTGCTGGACAAAAACGAACCTAGAGTTTCTCCAGAGGTAGCAGAAGAGAGACTAGGTATATGCGAACAATGCAAGCATTACATAAAAATTACACATCAGTGTCGTAAATGTTTTTGTTTTATGCCAGCAAAAGTTACTCTTTCAAAAGCAAGTTGTCCTATTTCTAAGTGGGAAGGTAGTTTATAGATGAAAGTGGCAGTGTATACAATTGCTCTCAACGAAGAGCAGTTTGTCGAGACTTGGTATAACTCGGTAAAAGATGAGGCTGACTACCTGCTTATTGCTGACACAGGCTCAACAGATGGCACCGTTGAAAAAGCCCGTGCCCTAGGTATCAATGTTGTTTCTATTTGGGTAAAACCTTGGCGCTTTGATGTAGCCCGCAACGCATCTTTGACTTTAGTTCCACCAGATATGGATTACTGCCTTCCGTTAGATATGGATGAAATTATGCTTCCAGGTTGGCGTGCTGAACTTGAGAAAGCCTTTGAGGCAGGAGCAACTCGTCCACGCTACAACTATGTGTGGAATTGGAACCCAGATGGAACTCCAGGACTTACCTTTGGCGGAGACAAAATACACGCTCGTCAAGGATATCGCTGGAAAAATCCCGTACACGAAGTTTTAGTGCCTGACCGCATGAAGGAAGTCCAATACTGGACACAGGCAACAATGGAGCACCACGCAGATGTGACTAAATCTCGTGGACAGTATCTTGGTCTTCTCAAAGCATCTGTTGAGGAAGACCCAAATGATGACAGAAATACTTTTTACTATGCACGAGAGTTGTTTTTCTACAACAAATATGCTGAAGCAACCGCTGAGTTTAAGCGGCATTTAGAATTAAAGACAGCCCGTTGGGCGCCAGAGCGTGCTGCTTCTATGCGCTACATAGGAAAGATAAATAAAGAAGAGTCTGAGTTGTGGTTTACCTTAGCAATAAAAGAAGCGCCAGGACGCAGAGAAGCATATGTTGATTTATCAAAGCACTACTACTCTGTTGGTAAATGGGAAGAGTGCTATGAAAACGCAACGGCTGCGCTAGCAATAGTTGATAAGCCAATGGAATATCTCTGCGAAGCAGAGGCTTGGGGATACACACCGCACGATATGGCAGCCATTGCCGCATACAACTTAGGTATGTATCAAGAAGCAGTAAAACACGCTAAAGATGCTTTAGAACTAAGTCCACCAGAAGAAAAAGAAAGACTTGTTAAAAATTTACTTTTCTGCGAGGAAAAAATATGACATATCCTAATTGGTTTATTGAAGGAAAAGCAGTAGACAATTTTTCTGCCTTTTTACTTAAATATAAAGATACAAAAGTAAACTTCCTTCAATTAGGTGCCTATACAGGAGATGCTACAAAGTGGTTGTTTGAAAACATTCTTACACACCCTGAGTCCACCCTTACAGATGTTGATACTTGGGAAGGCTCCGAGGAGACTGCTCACGAGGAGTTTGATTGGAAAAGCGTGGAGCAGGTATATGACGAGAAAACTTCAGAGTGGCTTGAGTCTGGGCGCTTAATAAAAGTAAAAAATACAACCAAAGAGTTTTTCAAAACAAACAACAAACAATTTGATTTTGTTTATGTTGATGCTGACCATCACGCCATCTGGGCGCTTAGAGATGGTTTAGATGGATACTCTTGCCTAAAGAACGGTGGAATTCTTGCTTTTGATGATTATAAATGGGGGGCACATCTGCCTAAACTTGAAAAACCTGGACCAGGAATAGATGCTTTTCTAGTTTGCTACACCAACAAAGTAAATGTTATTGAGAAGAACTTGCAGGTTTGGGTGCGGAAGATTTTCTAGGCTTACGCTTCTTTTTTAGTTTTGCTTTTTGTTGCTTAGCCATTTTTTCAGCACGTTCTGTTTTATATGCTTCAACCGCATTAGCGCTAGTACGGCTGCGCCAAGCAAATCCACATTCAGTACAGGTAACAATTTTTGCTGTTGTCCATCGTCCAGTTGTATCTAGTTGAGCAATAGATGTTTCTAGTTTGTGTGGACGAGCAGTGCAGTATGGACAATTTGGATATCTGCGGCGCCTAGTCTCTTCACCAAGATAAGAAACAGAAAGAGCACGACGGATTTCTACTTCATCTTTTCCTCCCCAAATGCCCCATATCTGACGATGTTCAAGTGCCCACTGTAAGCACTGCGACCTTACTGGGCAGGAGAAGCAAAGATTTTTTGCCGCATATTTTTCTGAAAAGTCTTGAGAAAAGAAGTGATTTATATATTTTCTATTGTCTGGACGAGCGCATAGCGCATTTCGTTGCCACTCTAGACTATTAGCAGGTTTCCACACATAGTCTATCGTACACTAATAGACTATAAAATTATCGAGTAAACACACTAAACAACTATTATTTATTTTTCTAATTCTACCCACGTTACTGGCTGAACATCTTCTAATATATCACCATACTCGCTTTCGCCAAGTTCTGTGCAGACGACCAAATCAAGTTCGTCTTCTAAAACTCCAGCCCACCCACTACAAACAATTCCCGCATCTATAGCCTTAAACGATTCATTAAGGCTGTCGTAGATTCCATCTCTTTGTAAAGCAGAGGCAAGTGCTTTTCTAACTAACTCGTTTTCAATGTCAATGTGGTCTATGGTGTAGTAGACAATAGGGTCTTGCTTTGTCAGAAAATACCCAGAGCCTATCCACTCAAGCCACAACTCTTGTCCATGTCTTTTGTCTTTCATCTATTCCTAATCGTCAGTTATATCGTTAAAATTGAACTCAAAATCTCTAAAGGTTTCATCTCCAACAAAATAAACTGTTTCTGGACTTCTCATTTCATAAATTCCAGCAATTGTTATTGTGCCACACATACAGCAAACTTCAACAGAACCAGGCTTTAGTATTGATGGGCTATCTACGCCAGCCAAGCGCATGAGAATACTTCCTACTTCATTCATGCTTTCTGGCTCCCAGCGGGCGTGCTCGTCTAACCAGCACATCTCACAGATGGCGAATGGTAGTTGAGCAGGTTTGGCTGCCATACTCTTAATTCTAGTTGCTTTGCGCATCCTAGATTTGGACAATCAGTGTTTGTACATTCATTCTTCTTGACTTTCTAATAATTGCTCGCTCTTGTGGAGTTAGTCCACCCCAGACCCCAAAAACTTCGTGCTTTATCCCCCATTCAGCGCATTCAGTTCTATGTACACAAGACTTGCATATTTTCTTTGCAGAGTTGTAGTCTGGAAGAACTTTCATTTTTGGTCTGGGGTCGTCTTTATCATCTACAAAAAATATTTCTGTTCCAACCTCTGCACAGAGCGGCTGGTCAAATTCCCAAGGCTTATCAGTCACGCTTTACCCTTCCCCGTTTATAAAGTTGTTACTGCTGCTTGTTCTCTAACGCTCCCACTTCATACCCGCAACCTGCGTAACCAGCAATGTCAATCCATGTGTCTGGCTGATATCCAGACTTAGAAGCGTAGCGAGCAACCTTGAGTCCAATCATCATCATTGCTACATCTTCATTAGAAATTGGCACACCTAAAATAACAGACCATATTTTGGCAGTTCTTTCAAAATTATCTTCAGGTGCTCCATACTGTTTATTTCTATCGCTAGAAATAATTTTTGCTGCTTCTCTTAGAGCCTCCACCCGTAGCGGGTTTTGCTCTGAAACATTTGAACTATCTGTTGTCATTTCTTACCCTCGCTACCACTTCTACTAGGTATTTCTTTCCTTTGTCGTTGTCACTAATTGTCGTTTCGTAATTGACGTACCTTAGCGGGTCTTCTGAGTCGTTGTCTACAATCAATGAAACTTTTTCTTTAATGGTCTCTAACATCTCGCTTTGACTGTCAGCCAAAAAAGAAAATTTGTATGTCATTGAGCGCATACTAAACCAGTTTCTCTAAATCTTCTGGTCTAAAGTGAGCGCCTTCAATAACAGGGGTTTTGTCGTCGGTACTTTTGAAGATAATATCTCCATAACGAACTCCTACAACCTTACCTCTGCGTCCATTGAACTGAGACTTTCCAGACTCAACATCAAAAGCATTAAAAGAAACTCTTACGACGTCGGTTACTTTTATTGCTCCTGCTAGAGCCTGAGTCCATTTTTCATTTTTATTTTCTGGAACTAAAGCGTACCCCTGAGCAAGTTTTTGGAACAAATCAAGAATCTCTTTAGAGTTTTTACTATTCTTTTCTTTTAACTCTTCCCAAGTGCCCAGCATCTTGAGAACAGCATCGCCTACCATCTTTTTGGTTTTGTTCTGGATAAGTTGTTGCTTTACCCATTCCATATCAACTTCAGGCATCTTTCCTCCTTTTTATGCGTATGTTTTTTGGAACAACAAGTTGCCCAAATTGTCTTTTACATCTGCCCACGAAGGCAAATTCTCTATGTATTGCTCTTTTTGTTTTTTAGCAACAATAAGACGAGCATCGGCAGACATATCTTCTACTGCTGCTGGAAGTATTGACCACTCAGGACCCATGTAAGAAGTGTGGCGCCAGTCTGTTGCTACTGGGACGCCCACAAATACCGCCTGAGACAACGTAGGCATCCACCACGAGTTTCCGTCCTTATATGTGGATATAAGGGCTCCTATAGACCCGCTGAGGCGCTCTAACACCTCTTTATTTCCCTCCCACTTGCTTAGGCGGTAGGGAACAACTGGGTTTATCAAGCCACTTACTGCTTCTTGAGACCACTTAGTTTTCAAACTGTCAGCACACCAATAGTTTGCGTCAACTACAGCAGTTCTGTCTTGTTGGATTTCAAGCAAATAAGAATCTGGCATAACTAGAAACAACTTGTTGTTGTCAATGTTAGGTATGTATTTAGACACTACATCGGGATTTGTCCAAGGGTATGCAGGTATAAGAGTTCTAGGCCAAGCCTCTGTGTACAGTTTATTGACAGCGGTTATGACATTGGCATAATTACTTTGGTCTAAGACTAAGTTGTACTCTCGTTTTTTGGAGTAAAACTCTTTTACTAGCGACTGAGGGTTCTTATAAATCTCTCTCAAGCCAGCATAAATTTTGTGTGGGTCTGGTGTGTCAATAAATAAAGAAAGGTTGCCTAACTCAAGGCAGTGTTTGATTACAGATAAAGAGCCATAAATTCTATGTGATATGACATTTGTTGGTGACGAGATTCCAACCAAAACAGAGTCATACTGAGATAAATAATCTTTAGTTAATTTTACTGAAGGGCTTTCCCAAGTAACTTCACAACCAAGTTCAATTAGAGCAGCATTAATGATTCCAGCAAAAGAAGCATTCTTTTCATTTGAATAGACAGAAGCGTGTGCTGCTGTACTTCCAGTGATAAATACTTTCATTGAAATCTTTCGTTAAGGACTACTAGGTGCTGCGTACTTCCCCAAGCCACAGCACCTAGTAATCACATTTGTTAGAACGGGGCTGCTGGTGCTGCTGCTGTTGATGGAGCAGGAGCAGGTGCTGGCGCTGGCGCAGGGGCTGGCGCTGGAGCAGGTGCAGCAGAAACTGAAACTCCTGCTGCTGTTGCTGATGTAGCAACCGCTGGGTAGTAGTTCTTAATTTCGTTCTTCTTTTGTCCTTGCCAAGTGCGTGTACCGACCTGAGCACGGAAACGACGACCAACAAGAATCTGCTCGATTTGAGCATTTGATGGTTGTGGTTGTTGCATAAAGTATTCCTTTGGCAAACCAAGAGCGTGCATCTTCTTGAAGAAGATACCTAGTGCTGCTTGACTGTCTGGAGATACAACGAGATTGTCCCAAACAAGACGCTTATTGTGAGCACCGCCCTCAACTTGTGCCTTGACTGCGAACATAGTTTTGCCGCTTTGTGAAACCTTTGCTGTTGCCTCAAGAACTACTAAATCGTAGTCACCATCTGGCAGAGCATCGTAGGACCCAGTTTCGCCGGCTTCCTTGATGAGATCGCTCCAATTGAGAGTACTCACTCTGTTACCTCTTTCTTAGTTGTTGTTGTTGTTGCTGTTTGTCGTGGTCCGAAAATCATGTCTAACATTCGGTCAACTGACAAATTCTGTTGTTCAACGATTGCGCCGAGGCGTCCTTGAACACGCTCGCCCGCTTCGTATTCGTTTGTACGTTCAACGTACATACGTCGCACCTTTTGAGGTGGTTGCATCGGGTCAATACTTTGATGTTGTTCCAAAGTTATAGCCCCAAGAATGTCGTAGAAGTAAGGTGCTTGAATCTGCAACTGACCTTGTAGGTAAGGACGATGACGTCCGTCCTGAGAAGTCTTTGACATTGCAGTGAGCACTACTGCCTCTAGTGGATTAGTTGGGTGCATAGTTAAATCGCGGAGGTCGCGTAGAAGACCGCCCATGTGGCGAAGTAACTCGCCCCACTGTTGCATCTTCATCTGCTCTGTACCAGCAATTGAGTCCATACACTTCACTTGAAGTTCAGAGATTGAGTCGATAATCAAACTCTTGAAATGGTGCTTGCCTAGTTGTAACCACTGATATGTCTTGATAACAGTGTCATAGTCACGAACAGTAACTACTACCGTGTCCCAAGTTCCATCTGCGATTGGTGGTTCTTCACGCAGTGGGTCCCAGTACTTGACCACGATAGGCAGGAATCGGTGCCCGCCTTCAACGTCAAGCATTAGGCGAGGATATGGGGCTGTTACAGCAAAAGATGATTTACCAACTTTGCTTTCTCCATACACCATAACCGTTAGAGAGCGTTGAATTTCGCTCATTGTCACTCGCTTCCTGTTTTGTCTGTGTCGTAATACGCATAAGGATCTTTTTCCTCATACGAATCGCTAAGTGCTTGTTCAACGGCGCTTCCGTCGTCAAACATTGGGCATATAGCGAAGAATTGGCATTTCCACTTACAGTCTCTGCTGGCTCGTGGATATACATGAAACGCAGGATTTTCTCCAGCGTCTAGTGCTGTTCTGATTCTCATTAGGTCAGCAATAGTTCCGTGAATGCGTTGCCAGAAAGAACGCATAGTAAAAATATTATGTCGAATTTCAATGTGGTCATAGAAAGGTGGCTTTGCTGCCGCAGTGCGACGAACTTTCTTTAGTAGTGTAAAAATTCCACCCTCTGAGCGTTCTTTCTCATCAAACTTTGTAGATTCTAAAAGCATATAAGTCATAACCTGCTCATTCATATGAGCCATACTTGAGAACTCAGATAGTGAGCCACCTACAGTTTTGAAGTCACGGAAAAGACGAACTCCATCTGCCTTACGGCGAACACGCATATCAAGTTTGCCTTGAAGTTCTACAGCGCCATTGAACAATGGAGCAACAATCTTTTCTTCAGTAGAAATCATTTCTAGTTCAGCATCAATGCCATTTTCAGAAACCCATTGCTCGTACCCTTCAAGCATAATGCGACCAAGTTCTGCTTCAGTTTCTAAATCGTTGACATCTCTAAAATCAGCAAGAAGAAGTTGTTTGTCTTTTTCAACTAACTCTGAGTGTGCTTCTAGAAGTGGCTTGCCTTGCGCATAGTGAGCATCTAAGGCTGCGTGAATGCGAGTACCAAGTGCTAGTGCACCAGTCATATCTTTTTGTTTTGGTTGTAGGCGACGATAGTAATTTAGCCACCAACGTCTGCGACAATCTTTGAATGTTTGTAGTTCTGAGTTTGAAAGTCTAATAATTTCGCTCATAAGTTCCCCGCCCTGTCATCTTGTAGAAGTTTGAGCAGTTGTTCTTTGTCACGGACAATTTGCTCAAAATTGTCTGCTTTTGTTTCTAGTACTTGTATGACTCTTTCTTCAATAGTTCCTTCAGTTACATAATCCGTAATCACAATCGAGTCGTGTATTTCACTGCCAATGCGATGTACACGGTCTAAAACTTGTTTGTGGTCAACTAATGACCAAGGACGTTGAAGCATAATTAGTCTACGAGCCGCAGTCAATGTAATACCAACACCTCCCGCTTGCGCTGTAAAGAGAATCCACTTTATTGCACCAGATTGGAAGTCGTCAATAGCCTTTTGTCGCTCATCTTCGTTCTGGTCGCCAGTGATAAGACCATGAGAAATCTTTGATTTTGTCAACTCTGCGCTAAGCAGATTGATAAGTTGTTTAGAGACGGCGCAAACAGCAACAGAATCATCTCCAAAATCTCCGTTATCAATATCATTCATCAACGCTTCAACTTTGCAAGAAGGAGCATCAAGAATTGCTCTTGCTTCTCCTGTGGACTCATCTACAGTCAAAGTTGCGTAAGAACTAGCAAATTGTAAAAGTCTTATGGTCTGAGTCAAGACGCTTGGCGCAGTGAGTGTGTCGCCAGACTCAAGTTCGGCAATCATTAACTCACGCATTTGGTCGTATGCCTTTTTTTGTTTAGTTGACATTTCAACATCACGACGTTCATTTATTACTGGTGGTAGATGAGGAAGAACGACCTTTTTCAACATACGACGCATTACTGGGTTGACGCTCTTATAAAACTCATCTTGCATTGTTGGCTTTACGCCAATAACCATCATTCCACCAAAAGCATTGAGCATTGTGTCAACCATTCGGTCAATCCATTTAGTTTTGCTAGGCCAGTCCTTTGGAGAAATCCAATGAAGAATTGACCACAGGTCAACAACGTTGTTAGCAATAGGTGTTCCAGTTAGAGCAAATCTAATTTCAGCATCTCCACTAGCAGCCCATAAAGCACGACTTTGTTTGCTCTTAGGGTCTTTAGAACGATGAATCTCATCGGCAATTACGGCTTCAAAATCAATTCCATTGAGTTCTCGTTTGTGAACTTCACAGCGGGTTTCTGTAACTTTTTCATCTTGACCCCCACATTCGCGGCAACGAGTCAGAGCAACAGATCCATACGGAGCAAGTCTTGAGTGAGAGCGCAACGACTCCCAGTTGATAATAAATACTTGAGCGTCTTCTTCAAACTGACGTTTGCGTTGAGAGGCAGAGCCCTTGATTACCTGAGTCTTGACGTCAGGCCACCATCTTTTGAACTCTCGTGCCCAGTTCTTTTTTAGAGTGTTAGGGCAGACAATAAGCGCTGGAAATACATCAACACCTTGTTCCTGTAATTCCTTGAGGGCTCTGATGGCTTGAGCGGTCTTACCAAGACCTGGCTCATCGGCTAGAAGGGCTCGTTTGGCTGTAGCAAGGAACTTTACGCCAGCCCTTTGATGAGGAAATAGAACTTCATCACCTTCGTAGGTTTCTAGTTCTCTAAGGGTTGTGGAAGGGCTTATACGGGTGTTTAGTTCGTTGGTAGCCCACTCGGTAAGAGCAGGTCCAATCGTCAAATCTTGGCGAAATGTGGAGCGTAAGGCTAAACAGGTCGTCCAACTAAGGGGAACCCGCCAAACCTGCTCTGAAGGGCTCCAGGAGGCTCCTGGAAGGGACTTTATGAGTTCTTTGAAGCGCCAGTCAGCAGTGATAAGGATGTGTTCTCCCGCATTATCAATCTCTACTGAAACTGCCACTTGCTACTCCCTTTGTCGTCACTTTGTCTTAGATACGGTATCAGAAAAAATAGTTTTTTACTTTTTCAAGACCGTAACCTAGTTTAGCAGAACTTTTGGTTTCCAACCCTTTTTGACCAAATAAAGCAGGGCGTGTCGGATTGCGTCTAAAGCGTGGCCCTCGCCCCCTTTGTGCCAAACCCCTACTTTCTTGATTTTCTCATTAGAAAACATTGTTTTAGCATCTACAGGGGCTTGAAATTTGATGTCTTCGTCCTTATATCCTCGCATACGACAAGTATGCTTCAAAACCCCAATTTGTTCAAGACTAAACGGCGCTTGCGAATTTCTTACTGTTTGTGCTGTAATAGTAAATCTTTCGCAGACGACAACAAAGGATTCATAGTTCTTCCAAGCAGTCATAGCAATGTCGACAGTTGTGTAGAAGTTTTTTTCATCTACCTCTACAGAAAGTTTTTGGGTTGGCGGGTTGTCTGTGCCGTCCCACTCAAGTAAAACAACTCCACTAAGTTTTCCAGGGTCTACCGCTAAAACTGCGTGCATTAGTACTTATCTCCCCACGTTTCAAGAGGTCCATCAATGCCAGATGTAAGTGGCACAGACCAACCATCGGTTGTTGTCATGCATTGTTTTACTATTTGCTTGATTTCTTCAGCATCTTCACGAGGTGCTTGAAGAACAATTTCATCGTGTACTGGAACTATTAGATGCTCAGTCAAATCTGCTTGGTCTAGTTTTACAAGATTACTTTTGAAAACCTCAGCGGCGCCACCTTGGATTAGATAGTTGATAAGAGTATAGACACGACCATCATCACACGGAATCTTTCGACCAGTCCAAGTGTGGATATATCCTTGACCTTCTTGGCGTTCACGAGTTGCGCCAATATGTTCAACTTGTTTTTGAAACTTAATCATTCCTGGATATCTTTTATCAAAAGCATCAGACACAGCCTTCATCTGAGCCTCTGAAACTCCAGCGGTCAGTGCTTGCTTAGCAACACCAGCACCATAAAGACGACCATAAACCATTCCTTTGATAAGTGTTCTGCGTTTATCAGAGCGAGTCATTTCAGGCTCTTGATATACCTCACGGCCAATCTCAGTAAACGGGTCAGAGCCAGTGGCATCGGCACGATTGAATAGATTGATGAGGTTTGGGTCTTGAGATAGAGAGGCAAACATACGAAACTCGACTTGGTCAAGGTCTGAGGTAATAATGACATGGTCTTTGTCTTTTGGAATAAAGGCACGACGGACAGTGTCATCTCCCTTTGGAAGAGTCTGTAAGGCTGGGTCAGTAATAGACATACGAGATGTGCGAGCACCTAAAGTCTTTACAGATGGATGAAGAATTCCATCAACGTTTTTGTTAATAAAGTTTAGAAAGTAAGTGTTTGCTAATTTGTCAGCCTTACGAAGTTTTAGAACGGTCTCGGCAAGATTTTTTACTTCATCGTTTCCATCACGAACAAGAAGTTTTAGTTGGTCTTTAGTGCAGGCTTTCTGACCAGAAGGAGTGAACTCTATAATTTCAGCACCTAGTTGCTCAAATAAACGAACTAACTGCATATTGCTAGTAAGACTAGTTCCAGAGTAAGTTTCTTTACCCCAAGATTTAACGCTGTCGGTGTAGTCAATAAGTTCGTTGTATTTCTTTTTTGAATACTCAAGGTCTACACGAGCGCCATTGATTTCCATACGAGTAACAATCTTTCGGGCTGCCATCTCAAGTTCGTATGCTTGGTGATATGGCTGCCCTGGTCCACATTTCTCATAAAACTGTTCCCACAAACGCATTGTAAGAATGGTGTCTAAAGCGCCGTAAGACCAGTAAGGCTCGAAGTTTGTTGGAACGGTTCCCCATGTCCATCCATTTTTAGCAAGGTCAATATCAAGTTTGTCTTGAAGATGCGCTGCGTATGGATCTACAAGACGAGCAGACAAAGGTTTCAAACCTCCAGGACCAAGTGGGTCAATAAGGTGAGCCATAATCATTGTGTCGTGTGCACGTTGCCAAGGAACTTCCCAGCGGGACTTGACAGCAAACCATCGCGCTTCAAAAGCAATGTTGTGACAGACAAGTGGTCCATCAAACTTATTCATTGCTTCATAAAAAACACCAGACCATTCTTGCCAAGGAATAGACCAACCATGCATTCCGTCGCCAACTTGTACAAGTCGCAAATCTCCATGCCAAGGAGAAAGAGCATCTTCTCTAGGTCGTCCTGGTCTTTCACCAGTTTCAGTGTCTACCGCAATCGCATTATGTGGACGGCGTTCTCCAAGCCAAGAAATAAACTCGTTCGCTTTTTCTACAGAATCGACAAGGGTAACTTGAATCCCATCAAGTCCTTTTGTCATTTGTCTTTTGGTCCTTCTTTCGTTTTTATATCTACGGAATCATTTCCACTCTGTAGACGGAGTCTATCTTCTCATCATTTTCCGCTGCTCGCTCAAGGAGCCTTTGAGCAACATTAGTTAGATATCTTGCCCCATTAGGGTCGTATTTGTAAAGAGCATCAAGCACTGGTTTAGGGTCTTCAGATACTTGCGCCCAATAGCGATACTTCTCAGGGAAAACAATTGGCAAACTTCTTATGGGACTACAAATATCGCAAGGTATAGCGTCTTTATCTAACTCTAGCGGGTCGCCTTCAACTAAATTGTAGGTTTTTACTAAAGGACAGGCTGCGCCATGATAAACCAAAGAAACGCCGATACGAGAAAGAATGTAAGAACCGTTTTCAGTTCTATAAAGAGCAAACTCAATCCAACGAGTCGACCCACGGCGCCACGAAGATGACTCACCTAACAATCTTCCATTAAATTGAAGAATACGAGAGCCATCTTTTACTTCAAACATTCTATTTATTGGCCTCTTCTACTAACTCGCTGACGGAAGGAAATGATTTTTTCTCTTCAGGCTGAGGAGTAGTATTTTTTCTTAATTCGTCAAAAGCCATACTTAGTTTTGTGTACTGAGCACGGATGTTGGCCATATCTAACTCGTAGTTAGATGCTAGTTCGCCAATTCTTTGTTTTAAGGCAAGAATTACTAAATCTTTGTTGTCATTAGCGTCAGTCATAGAAAAATTCCTATGCGCTTAGCAATGCTTTAAGAGCGGTAATTTTTGCTTTTACATCATTCTTTTCGCTTGTCAAAGATGTAATTAGTTCTGTATTTGGTGTTGGAACACTCTGAGCAGCAAGAATTGACATCTCGGTGTTGAATAATGCATATTCAAGGTTGCGAAGATGGTTTTCAATGATGCCATTTTTGTCATCATCGGTCAGGTATTCATATGTCTCTGCCATTTTTTCTCCTTCTTAGGTCTCTATGATAGCACTTTGCTAGCCATAGTCTTTGGATTACTCCAAATTCTGTATTGTTTCTATGTAGAACTGTCGTTCTGTTTGTTTTTCTTGTAGGACTTCTGCTCTAGGTCTTTTTCCAGGAATATCTGCATCTGGACTATTAGCAATTCCTAAAGATAAGTTTTCTATCATAAAGTCAAGAAGCCTAATTTTATCTTGTAAAAGTTCTTTCTTTTCTTGATTAGTTAACATTTTTATACCCACAGGGTGTAAGAACTATAAGAAGAAGTACCGCCAGGACCTACAGCCCTTACACGCATTCTTGACCATGGTTTTGTCGATGAACCACTTAATGTAGTTCCTGCCTGACTTCCAGAGACTGTATTCACATTGGTTCCCACTTGAGTTGCTGCATCTCTAGATGTGGCATACTGAATTTGGTAATCATATGAAGTTGCGTTAGTAACAGAGTTCCAACCACCACCAAACAAATAAGTTGAACCAGAGACTCCGTTGTAACTCCAAGAAGGACTAGGAACTGCTGGAATAGGAAGAGTTGGAGCGGTTCCGCTAACAAATCTCGAGGTACCTAGTTTTTCTGAAGGAGTAATATTAGAGACTCCAGAACGACTTCCTGTTCTTCCACCACCAGTTCCATCTGTCGTCGAGTAGGAAGTTACGCTATTAATTGTAAAAGTTTGACCTGTTGAAAGAAAGAACTCTTGAGAAGTTACAGAACCTCCCACAATAAGTAAAGTTAATGTACTAGAACCAATAGTGTAATTAATTCTATAAGAATTTGCTCCGCTAGATTGTCCCCAAGTGACTGTTACTTTTCCTTGTCTATTTATTCCATAGACTTGAACAGTGTAGGAATTACCAGCAGTTGTTGACCAGAAATCGTTAGACACAGACCTTTCATTGTTTCTTCCTCCTTCTGGACCACCACTAATACTGCTATACCAAGCAGTTGTATTGCTGGTGTCGTTCCAGTCATATCTAACAGGAGTTGTTGTTCCAGAATCCCAATTGAGAGTGAAAAGGTTTGGTGTGCTTGGAGTTGCTGTTGTATCAGCAATTTGATAGATAAAAGCACCTAAATTTGTGACGTTTACAGTAGAACTTCTAGGCCTTCTGCTGTCAAATATTTCTTGAAAACCTTCAATTAGTTTTTTTGCTCGACCATAAATAGTTACTGTTTTAGTTCCTTCACTTATTGATGCCGAAGTAAATGTTGATGAAATAGTTCTTTCAGAAATACTTCCTCC